GGTGGTGGCGCCTCGCCCGCCTGCCGCGCCGCCTCGAGCTCCGCCTCGGGGTCGATCTCCACGCCCAGCCGGCCCGCCACCGACGCAATCAGCGCCACGCCGGTCTGCTCCGACATGCGCCCGCCCTCGATCGCCATGTTCACCGCCGCCACCACCTGGGCCAGCGCCGCGGCGTACTTGGTCGTGTCGCGCGCCGTCATCTCCGGGAACACTGCCTCGCACGCCAGGCGCTCGTCCCACCAGTCGGGCTCGCCGGCCTCGGCGATCAGCTTCTGGCGGATCACGTAGCGGCCCAGGGATTCCAGCATGTGCTTGAGGAAGCGCTGCCGCATGCTGAAGGCCTTGAAGGTCGGCTCGCCCATGCTATCGCCGGTCGCGCGATTCACGTCGCCGCCGCCGCCGAACCAGTGCTCGGGGATGGTCGCGCCGCCAAGCACGTGGTTGCGGAAAAGGCGCGCGCCGTCGGCGGTGTCGCCGGCCTTGATGTCCGGGCTTTCGGCCTTCCAGACCTCCGACTCGTTATGCACGCGCACGCTGCCCGGCGCCGGCGGCTTGATGGTGCGCGCCTTCTCACTGATCTTGGTCGGGTCGGCGCCGCTGATCGTCACGTCCCACACGAACGCCCGCAGGAAGTTGTAGCGCTCGATCTCGCCGAACAAGAACTGGTCGTAGGCATCCACCCAGTCCGCCGGCGCGCGTAGGTCGCTGCGCCCGCGCCGGGACACGGAAAGGTCATTCACCGTGAAGTAGAACGCCTCGCCATCGGCAAACGTCGTGCGAATCTCTTGCGTGCGCTGGGTGAAGACCGATTCCGGACCATTCACGATCACCCGGTAGCGCAGCGCGCGCCCCTTGCGATCGCGCACCGTCACGATCCCGATCGGCTGCTCGGGGTTGTCCGGATCCACCACCACGGTCTCGATCAGCGCCGGGTCCAGGTAGCCCAGGCGCACATGGCCGTCGACCTCGTTCACAAAGGTCGGCCACACCTGCTCCCCGAAGATGGAGAGCTCGCGCACCTTTTTCGGCAGCTTCACGTCCATCGAATTGATCGGGTCCGACCAGAAGCGCCCGATCGTCTCCTGCATCGCCGGGTCGGTCGCGCGCAGCTCCACACCCTCCGCCAGCATGTAGGCCAGCGGCAGCTCCACGATGCGGTTGGCCAGCAGGTTCGCGTCCCACAGGTACAGCGCCGTCTCGCGCATGCGCGCCTGGCTCAGCGGCGACAGGTCGCGGTCGGCGTCGCCACTCAGCCGGCGCCAGCCCTCTTCATCGTCCGGGTCGATCGTCGCGCCGGCGGCCTCCAGCACGCGGGCGCCGCCCTCGGAATCGGCGGCGCCACCCCCGCGGCGGAACAGAAAATCAAGAATGCCCATCGGCCTAGCCTCTCGGTGTTGGTTATAACGCGTGTTACACGCCCTCAGGCGGCCTTACACGCTCTCGGACGGGTCATCAGCCGCCCCACAGGGCGCACAGGGCGCCACGGGCCGCGTTTGCGTTTTGCCCGTCGCCGTGCCCCAGGTCTCGCCCGCGTGGCGTGCAATCGGCTTCCTCTGGCGCTGCCGCAGGCGCTTGCGCGCCCACGCCAGGCGGGCTTCGAGGTCGCGCGGCTTCATGCCACCGCTCGCCGGCCGAACAGCCCGAACTGCGGCCGCGGCGCCCGGTAGGTGTCCGCCTCGGCCTCCACCGTCTCGCCTGCCGCCGGCGGCACCTCGGCGCGACTCGCCGCGTAGGCCAGCATGATCGCCACCGCCGAGTCGCCGTGCCGCTTGCCGCCGTCGGCGCCGTCCGTGCGCACGTCGGGTATCAGCGGGATGCCCTTGTCCACCACCACCAGGCGCAGGTCATCGAGGATGTACCTGTCCATCGGCAGCTCGATCCCGCCATCCTCGAAAGCGGCTTTCAGCGGGGCGGTGTTGTCCCGGTACCAGGGGCGCGACAGCATCACCTGCTCGATCAGCGCGGCGCCGTACTTCTGCATGGCCTTCTCGCCCAGGTACTGGCCGTTGCCGCGTGCGTCGAGCTTGCCGGCCCGGAAGCGCGGCAGCCGGTCGCAGATGTAGAAGAAGACCTCGCGCTGCTGGTCGAACGGGCAGTTGCGCAGCTCGAGCAGGAAGGGGAAGCGCCGGCGCAGGTTGGCCAGCAACTGGCACGGCGCCATCACCGTCAGGTCGCCCGTGCGCCCGAAGTCCTCGCCGATAAAGCTCGGCGCCTCCGGGTCGAGCGCCAGCAGCAGCGGCAGCACGTGGGTGTCGAGCCATTCGCGCATCTCGGCCGTGCGCAGGTGCTCGGGCCAATGAACGAAGTCCGCCGCCGGCGGCGCCCAGCGCAGCACCGGCAGGTCCTTGTTCATGCGCTGCTCGATCAGCGCGCGCGTCAGCCAGCTGCCCGAGCCGTTCTTGGGGATGCAGTCCAGCTCCTCGCCGGCGTTGTCGCCGTACGTGGCATAGATGCCCCTCACCCAGATCTGCTTGTCCGCGTCGGTGGGCTGCACGCCCCGGCGCAGGCACACGCGCTCGTACAGTCCATCGGCCAGCGCGTCCTGGAAGGTGATCGTGTGCACGCTGTACGGGTACTTGCCCGCGCGAATGTCCTTGATCCACTCGTTGAACGGATTGGCGTCGCCGTCGTGGGTGCTGATCACATGCACCTGGCCGCCCCAGATCACCAGCGCCATCGCCGCCTTCAGCAACTCCCCCAAGCTCGAATGGAACGCCGCCTCGTCGATGATCACCCGACCCTGCTTGCTGCGCAGGTTGCGCGGGCTGCTGCTCAGCGCGGTGATGCGGTGACCGGACGCGCAGCGGATCGTGAAGGTGAGGATGCTCTTCTTCTCGTCGCCTTCGATGAAGACCTCCTCGCCCTGCTCGATCTCGCTCGCGGCCATGCCGTAGAACTTGAGCCAGTCGCCGCAGTCGCGGATGAACTCCTCGGCCATGTCCTTCGTGTAGCCGATGTACCACACGTCCATCCCGCTGGCCGACGCGGCCAGCAGCGCCGAGTCGCCGGCCTCGCCCCAGCTCAAGCCGATGCGGCGCGACTTCTCGCAGAACTTCACCGGCGTGGTGTCCTTCGCCCACCGCTGCTGATAGGGCAGGAAGGCCATGGGCGTGCGCTGGTCGCGGGACTCCAGCGCCTTGGCCACTGGGGTCAGCTGGGGCGTGCTCATCCGCGCACCCGGAACAGCAGGGCGAAGTCGGCAAAGCCGAGCGCGCCGAGCAGCCACATCAGCATCACCAGGTAGCCGATCACGGTGGCGGCGAGGCGGGAGAGGTCGACGACGAACATCAGTGACCTTCTCCGATGAGCTCGACCTTCAAGAGCCCCGGGTCTGTCAGCGCCCTCAGGATATGGACGGCGTCTCCCGTGTCCTCGAGGTTCATGATCCGGGAGAGCATCTCGGCGAAAGCCTCGGCGAAGGCCTCCTCATCCTCGCGGCTCAGCTTGAACTCGATCTTCTGCGCCATCACACCACCCCCAGAATCTTCTGCCGGATCAGGTCCGCCGCCTCATCGCTCAGCCCGCTCGCCTTCGCCTGCTTGACCGCCTCCACCGCCGCGCGCTTGGCCACCTCCTGGCGAATCATCAGGATCCGGTCCGCGGTCAGCTTGTCCGTGCTCGCCAAGTCCTTCATCGCCTTGGCCAGGAACATCACCTCCTGCGCGTCGCCACCTTCCTCGCGGTCGCCGATGCTGCCCAGCGTCTGGAATGCCACGCTGCGCAGCATCTCGGGCAGCAGCCGGGCCACGTCGCCGTCGGGCTCGCTCTCCAGCTTGTTCACCCACACCTTGGCCACCTCTTGCGCCTCGCGGTACCGGCGCATCTGCTCCTCGGCGCGCTGGGCGTAGCGCCCCAGGGCGCTGCGGCTCACCGGTGCGGCGCCGCCGTTGATCGTGGCCAGGTGCGCCAGGATGTCGTCGAGCGTGTGGCGGCCGTCGCGCAGCAGCTCGTCCACCGCGCTGCGCAGGCGCACGTCCAGCTTCTGGATGCTGCTCTTGCGCGCCATCGCTCAGGCCCCCGGCGCGGGGCGCGCCACGCCCGGCACCACCACGCGGCCGTGGGCCACGTCGGCGCCGCGCTGGGTCAGGGTGGCGATGCTCACGCCGCCAACCGCCTCGAGCTTCAGCAGGTCCTGCTCGGCCAGCCATGCCAGGTCGGTGCCCAGCCGGTCCATGCCCACCGCGTGGCCGAATCCATCCAGCGCGCGCTGCAGGAGGAAGGCGTTGCCCCGGTAGTCCGGCGCCTGCTCCAGCAGCCGCAGCACCACCAGCCGGCGGTCGGCCGTCACGTGTTCGGCAAAGGAATTCACTGCTTGCCTCCGGTCATCAGATAGGTGTGGATCAGGTGCAGCGTGTTGTTCGCGCCCTTGAACTCGCCCTGCAGGCTCGACAGCGTCGCGCTCACCTCGTCCATGCGCGCATGGATGCGCTTCAGGTCCTCGTGGCTCGGGGCGTGCTCCAGGTCCTTCTCGACCCGGCTCAGCCGGTCGGCGTGGCCGTCCAGTCGGTGGTCCATGTCCGTCCTCATGCCATCCAGCCGCGTCTGCAGGCTCGCCTGCAGGCCGCTGATGCGCTCGTTGGTCACGCGGTTGCGGTTGGCGAAGTACGTGTAGAGCGCCGCGATCCAGATCACCAGCGTGTTGGTGATCTGCAGCCACATCTGTAGGTCTTTCACTTCCATGCTGGCACTCGGTCTGCTTCGGGTTCGGGCGGTTTGTCGTGCCAGTCGATCAGCGCGTCGAGCCTGCGGGCGCACGCGTCGTAGCGGGCGCCGGCATTCAGCGCCCAACGGGCAAGGTCGGTGTCGCTGGCGCTGCGGGCGTCGGGCTCGGGGTCGGCACCGCCTGCAGGCTGCGGGGGATCGGCGGCAGGCTGGGCGCCACCCGCTGCAGCAGCGCGGCGGGCGGGCGGGGGCACTCGGGCGGGGGCAGGGGCGATGCCGGGGGCACGGTCGAGCACGCGCAAAGCAGCAGCGTCAAGGCAGGCGCGGCCCTTCGTGGCCAGGGTGATCTGTTCATCGAGTTCTCCTCGCAGGGCGTCGGCCTGCCGGTTGGCGGCCTCCAGTTCGTGTGTCAGCGCGTCGCCGCGCGCCTGGGCGGCCTGCAGATCTGCGGCCGCGCGCTCGGCAGCGGTGCGCCATTGCTCGGCGTGCGCGCGCTTCACCGTGTCCAGCGCGCTCTGCAGCGCGGCGATCTCGCGGTCCTTGAAGACCCCGTTGAGCCAGCCGCCGGCCAGCGCCGCCAGCACCAGCGCCAGGCCGATGCCGACCATTTTCGTGGCGCCACGAAATTGATCCACCCACAGCGCCAGCGGGCTCATGTGCGGATCGCCTGGCTGGTCACGATGCGCAGCATCGCGTTCACCACCGGCAGGCCCACGGCCACGGCGGTATACAGATTCACCGGCAGCAGCGGCTGCAGCATGCCGGTGCTGGCCTCCAGTGCCAGCAGGCCTGCCGCCAGCACGTTGATCCAGATCGTGCGGCTGTGCCACCAGTGCTTGCAGGCGGGCTCGGGCGGCAGGGGCTCGACGGCGTAGTCGCGCGGGGCGTCCATCACGCACGCTCCTGGGCCACGTCGGCGCCGTCGCTGTCCGCGGGGTCGCTGTCGTCGGTCTGCGGCAGCTCGCGTACCACCAGCACGTTGTTGCGGTTCAGGTGCACCATCGCCGACCCGCCCGGCGGCAGCTCGTACACGCGCACCGGGTGGTCGCTCACCTGGCCATACAGATCCACGTGGTACACATCCGCGCGCAGCTGCGGCGCGCCCTCGGGTTCGTGGTGCGTCACGGTCACGCAGATGGTCATGGCCGCTCCCTCCGCTCGATCAGGATGTTGTCGGGCTGCGGCTGCAGTCCGTTGGCGAGCCACCGCTCCACGTCGAACCCCGGGCAGATCTTGTTGGCCCCGGTGTCGCGGTGGCCGCACACCCCGCGCCAGTAGGTGTCCGAGTTGGCGTGCTGCAACGGGATGCCGTGCCGGCGGCACAGGTGCTGCACCTGCTGCGCCAGCTGGTCCCACTGCAGGGGGGTGAATTTGTCCGTGCCGACGAGGCAGACCGACAGGCTGTTGCCGTTGTGGCCGCGCGCATGCGCGCCCGGCTCCGACTCATGCCGGCCCGTGGCCAGGCCGCCGTTGGTGTAGATCACCCAGTGGTAGCCGATCGCCGACAGCGTGGGGTTCCACTTGCGCGCCTCCTCGGTGCGCGGCGCACGGCGAAACCCGGCCTGCTGGTGCCAGTGGTCGATGTCCAGCACGCTGGTCCAGCGCCCGTTGGGCGTGGCCGCGCAGTGGATGATGATGGAGTCGATTCGGCGCAGGTAGCTCATGCCCGCAGGCTACGCGGGCGGGCGAGGGGGGCCGAAGTAAAGCGGTTTGGGGGTTATGCGGGCAGGAAAGCCCTATTGATCGCTCTTGGGCAAGGGCAGGTCGAGCAGATGCGCCAGCGGCCAGCGCAGCACGCCCACTGGCCGGCGCACGCCACCCGGCCTCGCGGCCGCAAGCTCGTTCTGGCAGATGCGGACCAGCACCCCGAGCGATGCCGGCTCGGTTGCCTCGAGCAGCGCGACGCGTGCTTCCCAGTCGCGCAGGTTGTCCTCGGTGTAGTCGCGCTCGCCCACGCGCAGCATCTCGGCCTGCACCTGCTTGAAGTTGCGCGCCAACTCCGAATGCCGGCGGGCCTTTTCGCCGAAGCCCAGCACCAGCGACAGCGCCGAAACCACGGTGATCGCCGCCGCAGCGACCGCCACCACTTCATCCACGCCGAGCTTGTAGAGCGCGGCCGACCCGCCGACGATCGACACCACCTTGGCGCCGCGGTCACAGAAATCGAAGAAGCGCTCCCGCTTCTGGTGGTACAGCGCCGACAGCTCGACTCGGTACAGCACCGCGTGGCGCCGTTTCCACAGGTAGTCCGTTTCGAGCTCGTCGCTGTTCATTTTTCCGATCTCTTCAAAGGTGGCCTGGGTGGTTCAGGCGGCGCCGGATCGCGCGGCGCCACTTCCCGCGGCCGGTCTCGCACACTCTCTCTGAACCGCTCGACATCCTCGTGCAGGCGCTTGTTCCCGTCATCGCGCGAGGGGGGTTTGGAAGGCGTGTCGTTCGGCATTATGGTTGCTCTCCTGCAGTTTGATGATTTCTTCTCACCTGCACTCGCTGAATCGCGTGCGCTTCAGTTCTTCGATCCGGCGGTAGTCCTGCTCGCGCAGTGCCGGCGACACCCACTTGTCTTTCGTCCCCTCCAGGCGCGCGATCTCTTCGTCGTAGCCCTTACACGCCGCCGCCTTCGCGTCCTTCCTGTCCTGCACGTCCTGCGCATAGGACTGCGCTCGACGCCGGGCGGCGGCTTGCTCGCCTTCCACCTCGGCATTGAACGCCTGGTTCTTGCGCTTCTGCACCTCCGCGCGGCGTCGCTCCGCTTCGGTCGGCTGGTGCACCTTCAGATCCACTTTGCCGCCCCCGCCTTCGCATGGCTGAGCCTGGTATGTGACGCCGCCCGGCCCAGGACACTTGTAGACCTGAGCAACAGAGGGCGCAGCTGCGGCGCCAAGTGCTGCCGCGAGAATGAGGTTCTTCAGCATCTCAGTCTCCAATCGTGCGGCGGATCCCGTACGGGTTGCCTCGCTGCGAAACCGACCAGAACGCGCAACTCGGCCGCCCTGACCGCACCATCTCGCAATCCGGGCTCGGCACGATCTGCTGCAGCGCATCGCCCACCGGCAACTCGCGCCCCGCCAGCGCCTGGCACGCTGGGCAGGCATCC